AGCGGGCCGGATGCCGATAAGCTGGTGCTCGACAGTAACGGCGGCCTCCGGTTCAATCAGCCGCCCAATTACGACCTGCCGATCGATGCCAACCTCGACAATGTCTATGAAGTGACCTTGCGGGCCACGGCTGGCGGCGAGACGACCGATCTGGCTGTGCGGGTGCGCGTGACCAATGATGTCGAAGGCGTGCAGGTTACCCGCGTGGCAACCGGCATGGTCGATCCGGTCAGCATTGCCAGAATATCCGGCGAAGACACGTTGCTGATCGCCGAAAGAGGCGGCCGCGTGCTGCGCTACGACGGCGCCACGCGCGCTCTGAGCGAAGACACATACGTGCGCGACAATCGGCGTCCCGGCGAAGTGCTGGCGGTCAGCTACGGTTTTGAAGGAAGCGTCTACCAGGAGGGGATCTATCTGGTGACCCATAGCGCCGCCGATGGTTTGATGGTGCAGGCGTTCAACCCCAAGCGGAGTGTTACGGGCTTTGCCACGCTGGGCGGGGCGTGGAGCGCGCCGACCACCGTGTCGATGATCTACACCGGCAGCATTTTCATCGCGGTCGGCTCTCCGGCTGAGAGTGATGCCCAGGACGCATCGAAACCCTATGGCAAGCTGATCGAGCTTCCCTTTATCGACCCCTTCGCCGGAGCGAGCGTCCCGCCGTCGGATCGCATCAACTTCCGACCGCAGACCGTCGGCGATGGGATCCGCCGCCCGGGCGGCTTTTCCTACGGCAATGCTAGCCTTTTCCTCTCGGACCGCGGCGGAAGTCGCGAGCACGAGATGACGATTTTCCAGCCCAACTGGCGCCCCCTCGATTTCGGCTGGCCGTTCTACGAAGGCTCGCAGGCAACCCGCGCCAATCCACCTGCGGCGGTCAACGGTCCGACGCTAGTCTATCCCTTCGGGACGGGAACCAGGCAGGGCGAAGGAATCGTCGCAGGCGTCCTCAACGATTACCGCTTCCTGCCCGCACTGGGCGACACCTATATCTTCGCCGATATCAACGGCACGATCTTCTCGGTTCACCAGCTGCGCCTGAATGACGGCTTCCGCCACACGACAAATGTGTTCGAGAACAAGAGCGAAGACTTTGCGCCGGATGTAGGCCGGATCGACGGGCCGATCGGATTTGCGCTGGGCAACGGCTCCGGTCACTTCTTCATCCTCGACCGCGACGGCGAGCTTTACAGGGTATCCCAGCGACCGAGCTGACCCTGCGCAGCGCCAGTATAACCATATTGGTTATTTTCCTTGACATCGTGACGCTATCTGGTTAGAGGTAGGCATAGTCGAGAAATAGCGATTCGCCAGCAGGCGGCCTTCCCAGCGGAAGTGCCGCCTTTTTGGCGTCCGCAATGGGAGACACCGCTATGGCCAGAAGTCCCGGCAAGCGTATCGCGATCCGCCCCTCTCTCAAGCAGGGCGAAGGCGAACGCATCAACAACAACTGGCGCCGCCTGTTTCTCGATCACCTCGCCGAGACGTCGAATGTGACCTTGTCCGCCCGGAAGGCCGGCATCAGCATCAGCCGCGCCTACAAAGTGCGCCGCGAAGAGGCCGAATTCGCCCGCCAGTGGCTGGTGGCGCTGGCCGAAGGCTACCTGCACCTCGAAATGGAAGTGGTCCGGCGCCTGCGCGAAGGCGACGCGAAGACCGGCGATGACGGAAAGTTCGACTTTGCCAACGCGATCCGCCTGCTCACCGCGCACCGTGACAATGCCGCGCGCGGGGCAAGCCAGGTGCGCGATGTCAGTGCCGAGGAAGTCCGCGCCTCGATCGACCGCAAGATCGAGGACATCCGGCGGCGCATGGCTCGGCAGGATGCAGCCAAAGGAAAATCCGGATGAGCGAGCCATTCGAATGGATGATTGACAAGGACAACACGAACGGTCCCAAAGCTCGCCGCCAACTGAGCGAGAGGCTTGACCAGACCGAACGGAACGCCTTCCAATATCTGTGGAACTATGTCGCCCGGACCGAGCAATTGCCGCCCGAGGGCGACTGGCGGGTGTGGATGATCATGGCGGGGCGCGGCTTCGGCAAGACCCGCGCGGGCGCTGAATGGGTGCGGATGATCGCCGATGCCAATCCGGATGCCCGCATCGCGCTGGTCTCGTCCTCGCTGGCCGAGGCGCGCGCGGTGATGGTCGAGGGTGAAAGTGGGTTGCTGGCAATCTATCGCCCGGATCACCGCCCGCTTTTCGAGCCGTCTCTGCATAGCATCCGGTTCCGCAGCGGCGCGCAGGCGCAATTGTTCTCGGCTGCCGAGCCGGACAGCTTGCGCGGTCCGCAGCACAGCCACGCCTGGTGTGACGAGATCGGCAAGTGGCCACTCGCGCACGAACGCGCGACGCGGTGCTGGGAGACCCTGCTGCTCGGCCTTCGCCTGGGTGCGGACCCGCGCATCGCCGTCACCACGACACCGCGAGCCGTGCCGCTGGTGCAGCGTCTGGTGAAGCAGGCCGCTGAGACACGCGAGGTCGTTATCAGCCACGGGAAGACGGACGACAATATCGGCCGCCTGCCCGACCGCTTCATCGACGCGATCACCAGCGAGTTCGGCGGAACGCAGCTGGCGCGGCAGGAGATCGACGGTGAGTTGCTGGAGGATATCGAAGGCGCGTTGTGGACCCGCTCGCTGATCGAACAGGCCCGCGAACATGGCCCGGTGCCTGAAGCCGTGCGGATCGTGGTGGCGGTCGATCCGCCTGCCAGCACGCGCGGCGACGAATGCGGGATTGTGGTCGCAGCCCTTGGCGATGATGGGATCGCGCGGGTGCTGGCCGATTGCTCGGTGAGTGGCGCGGCTCCGGCTGAATGGGCTGAGCGCGTGGCTGATAGCGCACGCGAATGGAACGCCGACCGGGTGGTGGCCGAAGCCAATCAGGGCGGCGCGATGGTCGAAAGCGTGCTGCGCGCCGCCGATCAGGCGCTGCCGGTCAAGCTGGTGCACGCCAGCCGCGGCAAGGTCGCCCGGGCCGAGCCGGTCGCGGCGCTCTATGCCGCCGGGCGGGTGCGGCATGTCGGCGTCTTCGCGCGCCTGGAGGACCAGCTGTGCGGCTTGCTGGTGGGCGGCAGTTACGCCGGTCCAGGCAACAGCCCCGACCGCGCCGACGCGGCCGTCTGGGCGCTCACGGAATTGCTGCTGGGCCGCCAGCTTCGCCCCAGCGTGCGGCAGATCTAACCAAAGGAACGGCAATGGCTTTGCTCGACACTATCCTCTCCGCCATCAAGGGCGGGGAGCGCACCCGCGTGCCGCTTGCGCATGGCGCCATTCAGGGCTGGGTGCCAGCGTTCGATCCCGACCCCGGGCTGCGCGGCTATGACTATGCCAAGGGCATCACCGACGGGTTCCTGGCCAATCCCATTGCCCAGCGTTCCGTGCGGCTGCTGGCTGAGGGGGTCGGGCAAGCACCGCTGCAATGCTCCGACCCGCGTCTGGCTGCGCTGGTAACGGCGACCAGCGCGGGCCAATCGCTGGTCGAAACGCTCGCGGCCAATCTGCTGCTGCATGGCAATGGCTATGTGCAGATCCTCAAGGACGCGAGCGGCACGCCGGTCGAGCTGTTCGCGCTGCGCCCCGACCGGGTCAAGGTGGTGCTCGATCACAATGGCTGGCCCTGCGGCTATGACTACACCGTCGGCGGCCACACCAGCCGTCTGCCGATCGAGGATGAGGACGGGTGGCCCGGCGTGATCGCGATCCGCACGATGCACCCGCTCGACGATCACCGCGGCGCAGGCGCGCTTCAGGCGGCGTGGCAGGCGGTGCTGATCCACAATGCGGCGACCGTCTGGAACCGCGCGCTGCTGGAGAATGCGGCGCGGCCATCGGGCGCGCTGGTGTACGAGTCGGGCGATGGCGCGGCCCTGACGCTTGAACAGTTCGACCGGCTGAAGCGCGAGCTCGACGTGGCCTTTTCGGGCGCGGTCAATGCGGGCCGCCCGATGCTGCTCGACGGCGGGCTCAAGTGGCAGAGCATGGCGCTCACCCCTGCCGATATGGACTTTGCGACGCTCAAGAGCGCGGCGGCGCGCGATATCGCGCTCGCGTTCGGCGTGCCGCCGATGCTGCTCGGCCTGCCGGGTGACAATACCTATGCCAATTACCGCGAGGCGAGCCGCGCTTTGTGGCGGCTGACCCTGCTGCCGCTCGCCGAGAAGC